TACCCAATTCTTTTTGTCAGCAAAAAATTCTAATATCTCTTTACTAATATTTCGACCAGTTGCTTCTTCCATACCTTCAGTACCAGGTGATGAGTTTACTTCAATTATGAATGGTGGTTCTTTTGTTCTATTTTTACTTGGTATGAAATCAACAGCAGTCCATAATCCATTTACTGCCTTTGCAGCCTTTAAACTTTCTTCTATTTCTAATTCTGTTAGTTCTAATTTTTGTGGTTTAGAACCTTGCGATACATTTGATCTAAAGTCACCTTCGATCACAGGTCGTTTCATTGTAGATAAAACTTTACCACCTAATACTAAAACTCTAGCGTCATAGTCTGTTTTAATATATTCTTGTAAAAGTAAATCAGCATCTTCGTCTTGTTTATGTATCAACTGAACAATACTATCTAATGCTTTTGCTGATTCTACAAATAAAACACCAACACCTTTTGACCCTCTTAGTGTTTTAAGTATAATGGGATATTGTGTCTTTAAATTTTCAAATGCCTGTTCAGAATTATCAGGATCATTTATTAGATGTGTTACAGGTTGTTTAACACCATAATCTGCAAGTCTTAATGCTGTTCTGTATTTGTCAGCACATATATTAATTGTTTGCCTACTATTAACTACACAGATACTATGTTTTTCTAATAGTGAAACTATATCCATCCAACTATCTTTTCTAGTTACAGAGCCACGAACAATAGCAATCGTGTCTTTACCAGATACTTCAAAACCTTTTTCATCATCTTTATTATGAAGTCTTAAACTACCTTCTGGACTTGTAGTATAACCACCTGTTAGTTTATATAGATAATATTTCCAACCTAACTTTTCTGCTTCTTCTTTTAAACGATCAGCAGTATGAAAAGTTTTTGCCTTTTCAGGCTCATCTGTAACTACAAGTAGTTTGTATTTGCCATTCTCTGGCGCTTCAGTTATAAACTCTCTAAACTTCGGTGCCTTCATCTTCGACTTTTTTACCTATGTTATATTTTGCTTGTAGATCCCAATCACCTTTTTCTTTGAATGATAAAACTTTGATCTGTGATAATGGTGCTTTCTTTTCAGCAACTGTATTATTGATTATAGCAATCAATCCCCAATCACCTAATAGTTGAGCAATTGTATTTCTTCTTTCAATATCATTGTCTGTTAAGTTTGCTTCTTTACCATCTAATGCAAATAGTTCTTTAAAATGCACTATAAAATATCTACCTTGTTTATGTAGAATATGACATGATTGAAATAATTTTTTATCTTTTCTAGAGGCAACACCAATTCTAGTTAGTGTCTCACGAACCTTTAAAAAATCGTCTGGTTCTTTCAATTGCACTTCCAACATTTTTTCTGGATGCCAATTATTATCTAATTCGTTCATTTTGTCCCACCTTTATATAATTTTTCCTTGATGATTTTTATCTCATCTTTGGTGAGTATATCAAGAGCGGCTTTTGCTTTATCATTACTATAACCATAATACTCTTTTACACACTCAATTTCTTTTAGTTTACTCGCCCTTAAAAACGGACTATACCGCTTCTTAGTTCTAATACTATTTAGTAGAAATTGAAATTGCATATCTTTATCTAAGAAATGGTTTCTATTCATTTCATTGACAAACATTACGGTGTCTGAAAAAGCAGATAATAACTTATTCACGATAAAAGCAGGATACTTTTTCTGCCATAACTCATCTTCAGATTTCATTAAATCTTTTTTAGTGAAGTTGATAGCGTTAAGATATTCTTTTAGTTCGTAACTCATTTCGAATTGCCTACATAAGTCCAACCAGTAAATAATTCATTATCAAGATATTGGCCAATAAAAAACGGCACTAAAAGTGCTAACACAAATAGTACCGTATAGATTATTCTGTTTGTATACCAAGTAATCATAGTGAACAACCACATCACTATATTAGCAAACCAATCTAAGATTATCATTTGAATTTAACCTGGGACATCAATTCAGTTAAACACGCCACCAAGTTAATTTCTTGATCAGCAACAAAAGCAGATTTATACTGATAGTCAGCAATAATTAAAACAGCATGAGGTATAGTTTCTGGTTGTAAACTATCATACATATTGTCATAAATTTTACGAAAGATTTTAACTGGATCGTTATCAAGATTATTGACAACCCATTTTCTCATATCACTAAACTCTTTACCTTTTAAATGAGTTACAAGTGTTTTTAAATTTTCATCAGATACATTTACAAGAATACCAGCGTCTATTGTACCACTTACTGAATATCTTTGTAATTCATTGATAAGTTTTCTGAAGTCAGGAAAATGTTTCTTAATTAATTCTGCAAGCACCTTTTCTTCATAATCTACATTTTGTTCTTTAAGAATATGAACAGATCGTTCAAATAATTTACTTGCAAGTTTTGGTTTATCTTTAGGATTAATTCTAAATTCTATATTAGAAAATCTACTATGTAATGGTTCTATAATTCTATTCTTAAAATTACAAGTAAGAATAAATCTACAATTCTTATGAAACTCCTCGATGAAGCCTCTCAATGCAGGTTGAGTAGATTGTGGATTTAGATAATCTGCCTCGTCTAAGATTACAACTTTTTTACCACCTGATAATGATACAGTAGAAGCAAAGTTTTTAATCTTGTTTCTTAATACATCAATACCACCTTCTTCAGAACCATTTATCATGATCCAATCACAGTTTAGTTCTTCACATAATGCTTTTGCAACTGTGGTCTTACCAATGCCTGGTGTGCCTGAAAATAAAAGATTAGATAGTTCGCCCTTCTTGATAAAGGACTTGAATAGTGTTTTTAGTGATGTTGGTAATATACAATCATCAATAGTCTTAGGTCTATATTCTTCGACCCATAAAAAGTCTGTGTTCATATTTCACTCCGTTCATTATATAATTTAAATTACTTATTGATTGTGCTGTCTGGCTCAAGAGCAATCCAGTATTCAATAGGTAGTTTCTTGTTTTTGAAATGAGATATGGACTTTGATGATACTGAAACATCATAATCACCAGATATCATTTTCAGATTTTCTACTTTAAAATAGAAAGTATAGTCTGCTGTAGCACCTTCGCCTACAACAATATCAAAGTTATTAGATGTATCGTTCTTTTTATCACATACTTTTAATATAATATCACCACCTTTTGTTCCTACTAATGCAAGATCAGGTGTTTTCAAAATTGCAGCCATCTTTTTTAATTCACTAAGATGTGATTCTGATAAACTAAAAGTAACTTCTGCTTCTGGCATATTTACTTCTTTAGTTGGTGATACTAGAACTGACGGATCAGAATAAAAGTATTTTGCTTTCGACTTACTGCCTTCAGCAGATATAGTCATAAACTTATCTTGTAAAGATAGTTCTGGTTTATTTAAACTTGATACTACTGCAAGAAACTCATTGAGATCATAGATACCTAATTCAGTATCAAATGATTCATCTATACTTGCCTTAGCAAATATATTTCTCATAGTAGATATTGTATTCAATTCTTTTCCTGGTTTAATTAATATATTAGTATTAATCTCAGAAAAGTTTTTTAGAATGTTTTGTGTGTTTTGATTTAGTTTCATAATAAAAATTTCACCTTCATTTATTGTTTATATGATGATAACATAAGTAGGAGGCAAAGTCAAGCCTCGCCTCCTATCTATTGACCAATTACTTGATGTCAATTGTTCGAGGTTTCTTTTCCTCTGGTACGATTTTCTCTAGGTCAATTAAAAGCATTCCATCTTTCAATTCAGCACCATTAACTTTGATATCATCTGCCAAAGTAAATGTTCTACTAAATTTTCTTTTTGAAATACCTCTATGTAGAGTTTCCTTTTCGTCCTTATCATCATTCTCAACTGACTTAATTGTCAATTGACTATCAGCAGATTTAATTTCAATATCTTTTTTACTGAAACCAGCAAGTGCCATTTCAATTTGATAATTTAATTCATCTACTTTGTTGATGTTATAAGGTGGATATGATGTTTGTTGTTTAACCGAATACTCTAATGTATTATTAAAGTGGTCAAATAGGTCATCAAAACCTACTGAAAATGGACGCAAATCGTTCCATATAGATAGTCTTGTCATTGTTTTCTCCTTTTATAAGCAAGTTAATCTAAATGATACCTCTTAATTGAGCGTATCACAATTATTTATATAAGAACTCTTTTAAAAATTTCAAGCCCTTATAAAAACTGGTAGTGGTAGGTCTCACCCACATTTACCCTAAAGAATTGATGGCTCTCATAACCTCAAAGACCAATGGACCAGTAAGTGCCGTTTTTTGTAGAGAAACGGCGAAAACTCAAAATGGTGTCTTTGCGGAAGACACTCTACCTCTAATGTCTGGGACTTACGAACTGCCCGACATTACTATTTATACGATATTATACTCTTAGTTATATGCGTAAGCGTATTTTTGTTTACCGTATAAAGCTCTGATACCAGCAGCCACGATTTCGTTAGTACTACCTTTTAGTACTTTTTTCACGCCTGCAGCTAAAATTGCTTTTGTTGGTGTACCTAAACGATACGAAGTACCATTTGATGTCTGATTAATGTACACCATATGTCCTTCAGTTCTTAGTTGATCTACCATCGCTCTAGGTGATGTTAGATCAAACTTGTTTCTTAGTGTAGTCCAAGCAACTGCTTTACCACTTGATAACAAGTTTAACACTTTTTGTTTTTTTGATAAGGCTTTTCTACCCATAATATATCAACTCCTTCAAGTCTTTGTTGCCATTGTTTATTACATTATTTGATATGGGCAACTTATTCATATCAAGTAATCTCTAAAAACCGTCTTTCAATTCTTTCAATCTTTGCTCTTTTTTAAGGCGTCTGATTGCAAGTTTTTTTGCTTCTCTTTTTATGTGAGAAGGTTTTTGATAGTATTGTCTCTCTTTTAATTCTCTCATCATACCATCTTTGAGTAGTTTCTTTTTTAGAACTCTCATAGCCTTTTCTACATTATTATTTCTGACGGTTACTTCTAAACTCATAGTCCCTCTATTTTAAATTTTTTAATTACATTTTTTGTAGGTACGACAGTTGTATTACCACCATCACCCATTTCGCCCTTGGCATTGTAATTATAATCACTCATAAGAATATGAACCTTCTTATCACTCTTTACTAACCAACCAGTTGATACACAGGTTGCAGGTTTCATATTTCTAATATCATCCATTTCTTTCCAAGAAGAATCACTTTGTATATCTTCCCAATATATTAAATAAAAATCATACAAGAATGGTATTTCTGGTACATCATTCTTAAACTTTTTAGTATTCTTTTTTTTCATATATTATCATCCTATCATAGTTTTAATTTTTTGTCAAGCCATGCACGAAGTGGCGATCCAAAGACCGCCACCCGACTACATTATGAGATAGATTTTTAATAACTAATGTTATCATCCTCACTATCATCGGAATCTTGTTCTTCAACTACCGGTTGACCCCAAGTGGAGAC